TATAGATAAGTTTATATAATCAATACATTTATGCATTGCCCTAACGAATTGAATATCGTTTGTATAGTTAAAAGATGGTTCTTTAAAATCCATCTTTTGTATTTGTGTAACATAAAAATTATCTAAATCAGCATTTACACGTTTTGTTGCAATCTTATTAGGATAAAATGTTCCTAAACCAAAAGTCATTGTCAAAACAATACCTACTGCAAATACAATTTTACAGTAATGCCATGATTTTTCTATTAGTACTTCTATCTCTTTTTGACTAGGCAATTTTACCGTCCTTTATGATCTTTTTTAAGTCTTTTAAAGTTTTCTTTTTATTCATGGTCACAACATACCATTTGTATCTTACTTTATGTTCACTACTAGGACCAAAAGATGGTATATCATATTCTCTATTAAATACAATCAAGTCTTGTAAATATAATTTAACAAGATCCTCTAGTATTTTTTCACTATGAGTTTTAGGTACGGTTGGTGTTCTCCAGTATCCTTTACCTTTTACAACCTCTTGTAATATCTCTTTATGTTGTTTTAATAACTTCATTATATACCTTTCTTTACGTAGTATTCGTAGCCGTGTTCTTCAAACTTCTTTTGAATAAACACAAGGTTACTATTATCTAAAAGTTCTCTATAACCTTTAAATATCTTTTTACTGGTTCTGCCTGGAAAGTTATTTAGGATGTCTTTGTGTAAATGTCCTGTATAATATAGTTCCCACTCACCTACATTGTTTTGTAAAACATAATCAATTATGTTTATGCCTTTTCTAATTTGTTGTTTTAACCAATCATCAACATGGTTCTTTTCATTTTTACTCATAATATAACTTTCTTCTTTCTATAATTGTAAACCAATATAGTTTACTTTTGGTGAAAAGGACCAGAACACATCATTGTGATTTCCTGTGTCACCTAGGTTTTGCATTTGGTACAAATGTACCATTTCATGGACTAACGTGTCCAAAAAATCTCTTTTTTCAGGATAGGCAGGTAACATTTCTAATTTATACATTCGTGTACCTTTTCTTTTCCACTCAAATGTAATGACTTGTCCTACACATTTTTCTCTTTTTAAATCTTTTATTTGAATCTGTCCAAATGGAGATAACTTGTTATCAAAAATAGCATTATTAAATTCTTTAAAATACTTCTTTATATCTTTATATGTTGTAGCATATTTTCTTTTTACAGAAAATTCTTTTTTTAACTTTCTTTTAAGTTTCAGAGCTTTTGATTTTCTAGTTACTGTTTTCGCCATTTAATAATTCCTCTTTGTATTTTTGATCTGTTTTTAATTTTAAATCAGTAACAACACCATCAAGTATTTCAGGTAAGTAAGCTTGAATAATATAAATCGAATCAATAACGAATTTGTGAGCAAGTTTTTCTAACTCTTGTTCCATAATATAGGAAGTATCAATATCTGTGTTTTTTATGGTTTCAGATATAACATGGCCAATAACAGCTGTGTTATAATCGTCAGCTTTGACTAGACTAGATAGTCCAAACCATATAATAGAATTTAATACTACTACTGTTATCAAAAATTTACGCATTACGAAGTAACCTTATCGTAAAATGTATCTTGGATACATTCTTCTACATTGTGTTCATCAATACCTGTTAAATCAAGGTTATCGACTTTCATAACTTCAGCGACAGCAGTTTCTAAATTAATTAGATTATTCTTAAAATTTAAGATAATCTTATCAACTGCCTTTTCAGCTTCATCAGTATAATATTGTTTTACTTTTGACATAATGTATTCTCCTTTTTTGTTGTTTTCATACTGCTACTATATCATATACAGCATAAAATACAAGCAAAAACGGACAATAATATGCCGTTTTTTTATAGTAAAATCAAAGGGAATATAGGGTGTGACAGCTTATCAAGTAAATGTTCTACTTTTGTTCTACACCCTATAGTTGAATTTTATAGAATCACTCTATAATATTTATGTTTTAGGACGTTTTGTAATCGTCATTCCAACCAAACGCTTCTTTAACAACAGCGTCTGTAAGACCTTTATATCTTTTATTAAGTTCTTTTTCTTTTACTGCGACCATTAGTTCAGCATCATCTTTATGTAAACCTTCTAACAGTTGAATAAACATCATTTCTTTTTTTGTTTTTGAAAGAGCTGCGTCTGCACCTTTTACAAAGTGCCACAACTTTTTAGCTTCTGTATATAAAGTTGTATGTTCAGTACCTGCTGGAGCTTCATTGACCGTATATGGTGGGTTACCAGGTGGTAAATCCCATTCAATTTTTGAATCAAATGCACCTTTTAATATTTGTCTTAATGGAAGTGAATCGTTTTGTTTTAAAACCTCAATTTTTTTAGGTTTGTCTTTTGCGTTATTTACTTTAGTTAGAATTTCATGTAGCAATGGAGCAGATGATCCTGCATATTGCATATTCATATCTTTTGTTGTTGTTGGCATATTGCCCTCCTCATTTTGTTATGTAAGGGCGGCACAAGGCCGCCTCTACATTTATTTATGCGTTTTTAAAGAGAGAGATTACGCATTTTTATATGCGAACGGAGTCCCATATAATTTTTTAATACCAGCAGCGATAATCGCTTTTGTTGGTACACCCATTCTGTATGAAGTACCTTGAGCAGTTTGATTAACATAGATCATATTTCCTTCTGATCTTAATGTATCAATTAAAGCTCTTGGTGAACCTAAATCGAATTTAGTTCTTAAAGACTTCCAAGATACTGGTGCACCTTTAGATAAAAGGTTTAAAACTTTTTGTCTTTTTGACAAAGTTTTTCTACCTCTTGTAGATGTCTTTTTTGATTTTGATACGATTTTCATTGAATCGTTTGAGAATAATGATTTAAACATTTATTCACTCCTTATTATATAATGTGCCTCAATTAAACCATCAAATACTAGGCACGTTTTAGTATTTGTAGTATCCCAAAGTGCTTTATGGAATTCTTTAAAATTTTTTATAATCAATTGTAATAGCATATAAATTTTCACCTTCACCTTTTGTTGTTACAGCCTTATCGACTCTTTCTTGTAAAGGGTGTTTCATGTGTACTTGTCTTAATAGCATTGATTTTAAAGACTCAGATAATAATTTATAATCACTTAAAAATTTTGGGTCAGCTAAATTAAAATTTTCATCCTTTAATCTCATTAACATTGTTTCTGTAAGGTCTTCACTTACTGATTGAACAAAAATTTTATTATGTTCAAGTCTTATCATTTCTTGCCTTTTGGCATCTAATTCCAGAGCCTTAGCATTAGGTGGCTGTTTAGGAATTTTAGGAAACAATATTACGTTATCTTTGTTTTTATTTGCCATCAACATTCTTTGTTACTTCACCTTTAAAATTACATAGACCTTTATCAGCAAGATACTCAACTAACTCATTATATCCACCAATGTGTTTATCATCTATTATTATTTGTGGCATAGTTCTAACTTGTTTACCTACAGCTTCAAACAATTCATCTGGCGTTTTAAAGTCTTTGCCAAACATTTTTTCTGTGTATTCAAAGCCTAGTGTCTTTACAAGATGTTTAGACTTCTCGCAATAGACACAATTAGGTTTTGAGTATATTTCTATTTTATGACTCATTTGCAATAACCTCTACTTCATCATAGGCCTTATCAGCCATTTCTTTAAGTTTGAAAGCGTCAACAACAGTTTCAATAGAGTAGTTGTACATTTTATTGTATTCACCCATTGGCAATCTTAAACCAATCCATGATCTGTAGTATCCGTTCTTTGTTAGAGTTACCTCTTGAGCAAATACTTCATATCCTCTTACAGGTGTCTGTTTGATTATATTTACCAATGTAGTTTCTACATCTGTTACAACAGTTTTATTAGTATTCTTACCTAATTCTGTAGTAAATATTTTTGCTTTCTTATTCATCTCACCTTTTACTTTGTCAGCAAGTTCAGCCTTTGCAATCATCATACCTTTTTCAATTGCAAGTTCTAAATCTGGTGAAACACTTGTGCCGACACCAAAGATACAAACTTTATCTTTACCTTTGCCGAACGTTTTAGTACCACATTCTTTTTTCTCGTTATAATCTTTCATATACCAAGATGGTACTTTAAGGACTTGTTTATCCTTTTCTTGTTTTATCTTATATGTACTATTAGCACATCCCGTAAGTATCAGGCCAACAGCACCTATCATTACATATTTAACATACTTATTCATTCACTTTCTCCTTCATAATATTAAACACATTATATACTATTTCTTTTGTTTTGTCAACAGCCTGTGTTCTCTCAACTGTTGCAACAAATGGTTCCCATGTAAATGCAATGGATATCCATAAAAAAGATGTTATTATTAACGTTTTTATCATTATCTTACCTCCCAATTACCATCTTTATCTAAACATACTTTACCAGGTTTGTGGTATGCGTGTTTAGGTCTTTCATAATATCTACAGTAGGCAGGTGTATTCATATCACCATAGTAAAATTGAGCAAATAACTCCCAATATGTAGGACCATCATATGCCTTTCGGCCATCTGCACATTCTACTACTTCCTGTTTAACAATCTCACCATTGTCTAATTGTTTAATTTCTACCTTAATGAAACAATATTGATCTTTGATAGGTTGTATTTTATCATATTCTACTGCAACATTTTTGCCTTCTAATTTATCAATTTTTTTCATTGTGTTTTCAAATGAGTCTTCCGAGTAAGCAACTTGCATTAATACTGGTATCAATAATAACAATAGAAATATAAAAAATAATGTTCTCTTTTTATTGATCACTTACTCTCCATCTTCCGTCTGGCATTTTACAAACTTCTTGCCATTCCATTTTTCTATATGGATTACCATATAGTATTGAGTCAAAAAATCTTGTATTGTCTAAATTTTGATCGTGTGTAGTTTCGACCATTGTACATTTAATTGGACCTTTTAAATAAAAACCTGTAGTTTTGATAATACCATTACTTTGTGTTTTAGGATTTTGCCAAGTTGTAAACCCTGGACTACTAGGTGCGTTTTCTAAATGATCTACAAATGCTCTTGTCATTAATTGATCATCTGTTTCAGCATTCATAATATCTGCACCTTTAAATGAACCTGCAACTGCACAAGTGGCCACAACAGCAGGATTGTCACTTATATATTGCCAACATGCTGTACCAGCAACAGCCGCTGTACTGGATGCACCAATATAGGACTGTTTACTAGCACAATTAGAGAGCAACAACAAACAACTAATTAAAAGTAATTTCTTCAACATCTTCAATTTTTAATTTTTCTTTTTCTTCTTTTTTAAGTTTTTCTTCTTTTTCTTTTTGTTTTTCGGTCATTTCTTCTAAATATTTTTGATATTTGTATTCTTGTAAAGTTAAGCCGAACACTTTTTTATAAAAGTGATCAACTGGAACTGGTGAAGAATATGCAAGTATCAAATTATCAAAGTTAATATCTAAATTTCTATACATCTTCGGATTTGATTTTTTTGCAACTTTATGTGAATTTAATAGTTGTAATCTATTTGTAAACACATCTTCATACGGTTCGTTTGTAGTTGATTGTTGCAAATCTTTTTGTTTTGCAATTTTAAATTCATCAAATAGTGTTTGTTTATCTATCATATTGTAGTCCTTTTGTTAAGTTAATAATCATTTATGTACTAATGCTATCACAGTTTATTATAAAAGTCAAGCGTTAAATAAGTCAATAAAATCAACATTTTTATGAGAACAAAGTAAGAACATTTGATCTATTATTATCTAATTTCTTTAAAGTATCGTCTATTTCAAACAATTCCTCATTTAATGATTCGTTATTTTTATATGTTAATTCATCTTCTATTTCTTTTTTTCTACTTTTTAGATTTTTAATTGTTAGTTCTTTATCACTCATATTCCCTCATTTAAAAATTTGTCTGTATAATTTATTGGTAGCCCATTATCATCAAATTGTTCGTCTTTATGATATTCAGACCTATCATTAGCAATTAAATAACATTCTGATTGAATATCAGCAATCATATTGTCTATTTCTTCAGTAGGAGCTTTCGGACTATCATATTTCATAGTCCGAAGTTTGTCTGATTTCACTTTTAATAAGTCTATCTTATTACAAAAATCACTAATTTTGTGTAACATTAGTTTTTACCTTAGTAAAAAATGATTTAATTTGAGCAATGTTTCTAGCAGTTTGTTCTTGTGCTGATTGCCAACTATTTTTTTGATATTCTTTAATATCGTTTACTTCAGTTACAATAAAGTTCTTTACTTTTACATCTACTGTATCTGCTTTTGCTATTGCTGTTGCCATTATAGCAAGTATTGTTAACATCATTAACGTTCTCATATTTTCCTTCCCATTGATTTAAAATCAGCTTGATCTACAACTTGATAATTACCTTTGTTGTAAGCAATGCCGATTGTTTTACCTTCAGGTAATGTAACTTTTGGTAAAGTTCTTTTTACACATACACCTGGGATTCTATCACTTGTAGGTATAGAATTTCTTACTTTATACATTGATAAATCTAAAAATTTTGTAACTCTTTTTGATTGTCTTATTTGACCTGTCTTAATATTAATGTTAAGACCTAAAGTGGCTAACCACTTATGATAATCTTTTTTTACTAATTCAAATTGTTCTCTTTTTGTCAATTTTTTTGACATTCTATTATTATTGCACATTTTAATCAATTTGTCAATAGTCTATTTTGTTGTAATTAAAATATTTGATAGTGCCTTCTACATAACCATATTTTTTATCTTTTACTTTAGGATTTGTAAACATAGTATTAGCGTCACCTGATTTATAACCCTCTTTGTGTGATAATGTAATGTGAGCGGCACCTTTATCACTTCTTTTTATTTTTTTATTACTGTCTAATAAAAACATATCTTTTACCCAATATGCGTCAATGTGATTATTTGCTCTGTAGCCATTAATCATAGCACCTACTTTTTTACCCACAAGATTTTTGTATTTGTTAAAAACTTTAACTGTTGGTTTAAATGCAAGTGTAATATGATCCGATACTAACACGCTCATTGTAGCACCTTTTTTAACCGTATTACAACTTTGTTTATCTAATGCAATCGCAAAATATCCGTTATACATTATTTACCTCTTTGATTTTCTGCCTCTAACTGAATAGCAACATCAACGTCTGACTCTTCTTTTTCTGTTAGAGCATTTTCATCTGCATAGGTGTCGATCTCCACCAAGCCGTCTTCCACTGCGAACGGTTCATCTTCATAAACAACTTTACCAATGTATTCAGTTTTACCACTATCTGAATAACTAGCATCAGCAACTAATGTTTCAACACCTTCTTTTTGAGAAGTTATTGAACCTTTGATTTCTGAATGGTCAATACCACCAAAATCTAAAAACTTATGGTCTGCCTCTGCTTCGTTATCAGCCAAGACCTCTTGTTCAATCATAAGTGTATAGTATGTTTTTTTTCTATACAGATTTTTGCCTACGTTTGCTGATGTAAATGTTATATTTGTTTCTACTGTCATAGTGTCTCCTTAGTTCATTTGATTAATATATTGTCTTTTAGTTTTGTAATCCTCAATAATTTTTGGATCAAAGTCTTTTCTAAAACCTTGTCTTGTATTCCATAATTGACCAAAGTCATTAAATAAACTTTTGTCACCTGCAGCCGTATCTGGCCATACGTCTTCATATGTTTGATAATATTCGTCTGGATACATAATTTCAATAGCAGTACTACCTAAAAAATTAGTAGCGTCCTCTTTGAAAATCTTATCCATATAGTCTTTAAACATTAATAGTCTTTTTCTATAATACTTAATTTTAGAAATAGGTACGTTTCTATAAAGAGTTGATGAAGACCAAAATGTATCTAAACCATCTTCTGGATCCTGATACTCTCTTTTATATACGATATTAAATGTAGTGTAAATTTCTTTTGTCATATACGTATATACTATATTAAAAATGGCTAAAAGTCAAGCATAAAAAAACGTTGATTTTACTAGGTTTTTAGGATATAAGTGTGCTATTCTGACGCACTTTTGACTGATTCTTGTCTATTTTCTATCAAATCCTGCTTTGGCTACGTAGAACGAATCAACCACATCTGTAACAGGATTGTTTAGTTTTATTTGATCAAACTCTTTCATTAAATCAATATCTGTATCTTTTACAAACTGCTCATACATTTTTAATTTATCTGCATTACCTTTGCCAGTAGCATTCTTTTTTACTTGGCCAGGCACTATACTTTCAAATCTTTTGTTTAGTTTGTACAGTTTATGTTTTAAGGCACCCATATTTTCTGCTAGATTAAACACAAGGCCTTTACTACCAAATGAATATCCTTCTACAAAAATATTACCAATAGCAGTATCAATAATATTAATCGCCCAATCGGAAATCTGGTCGTGTCGTTGTGTCTCGGAGGTATAGGGTATATGAAGTCTGCCATTTATTTGTCCATTACAAAAATTACCTTCATATTTTTTTACATTTGTAAGATAATATATCTTACAATTTTCAAATTTAAACTCACCCCTACATACACATATAGCAGGACTACTTAAACTATAATCAATTCCAATCGTCTTGGTCTTCTTCATTTTCAAAAATTGCATCCTCTTCATCTATAGAAGTGTCTGCACCACAAAAAGGACAAGTAGTTGGTTCTGTTTCATCATCCCATTCAACATGATAGGATACTTCACAATTTTTACAACTGATTGTAACTTTATTTAAATTTGGTGGAGTAAGTGTTGTCATTATAGTTTAAATTTCTTAAATTGATCTTTTGTTACATCTTGTTTAAGTCCACCAATAACATAACTTTCTATTTCAGTTTCTTGTGGAGCATTTTGCATTGAACGACTATTAAACCAATGTTGTGTCCATGGTAATGGATTATTGTTTGATGGCTGTTCATACACTTGATTTAATCCTATAGTTCTCATTCTTCTATTTGCTATATATTCAACATATTGATGTAATAGTTTTTCAGAAAGGCCTATCATAGAACCTTTTTGAAACAAATAAGTCGCCCAACGTTTTTCTTCTTGGACTGCGTCATCATAAATCTGATAAACTTCTTTTTCTGTATCTTTAATAACTTTGTTCATCACTTTGTCATTTTCTTTATTTTTATAATTATTAATAATACTTTGTGACATTAACAAATGTTGACTTTCATCTCTAGCAATCAAT